GGTGCGAACCATCTCTTCTTGAAAATCATACATTTCAAAAGGTATAAGACCCTTGTCTACATTTACAATCTTTACATATTGTCTTGCAAAATAGACTGGATCTTTCATACACTTCAGATATTCTTCTACCTGATCTTTTGTAAATTCTACAGGTACATCCGCTTTTTTAAGATTTGGATTACCTAGATAGGTCTCAGCCATTCAAATTCACAAACTCACGATTTTTTAGATGAGCCTCTTTTATATTATCTTTAGACTGGCCATAGTAAGGAACTGCATGATATTTCTCAATCATATATTCATTGACTGTTTGATCAGCATAATTTGTAGTTCTTCTAAGTGATCCTAGAATACGACCAAATTTACCCTTTGCATCATATTCATTACATTCAAGAATCATCCATTCATCATCACACATGCCTTTTAGAAATTCTTTGGCAGCCAAGCCATAGACCTTTTCTTCTTTATCTCTAGTGCGTGACTCAGGTGTGTCAATACCGTAAAGACGAACTCTTTCGTTTTTTAACCAGATTCCAAAACCCAGATCAAGATCAATATCTACTGTGTCACCGTCAATAACTTTTACAACTTTACATCTATATGAATACATCATCTTACCTATTTACTGTGTGGTGGCATCTTCGATTCTATAAACCAGACATGCTGCCTTTTGCCTGGATGATATTTTCTCATACGCAACTTTACACCATTGCGAATCTGATTCATTGTTTTTGGATGTACAAAATGATAACTAGCATTTGCTCTTTGTTCGCCTTCAGGAATCATCCATACTTTATCATTACGATTTTTCTTTGCCATTATCTTGCTTTACCTTGTCCACGGTATTTCTTATAACTTGCTCTCTTTTTCTTATTCATCTTGGTAAGAGAGAGCATACCTCTACCGATTGATGTTTTTACTTTTGTGGGTTCCCATGCTTTGGTTGTACCCATCATACTTTTAGCCATCTTCATTTCTCCCATTAACTAATTTTTGCAATTCGGCAGTGCTACCAACAAACAAAGCGTTTGTTACGTTCTGCGGTTTTTCTGCCTCTTCAGTTTTCTTCAAGTCTTTGACCTTCTTCTGTATATCTAGCAGGTCTTTATTTGCATCAACTAGAGTTTTAGTGAGTTGAGATACCACTTCAAACGCTCTAGGATGCTCACTGGCTTTAGCCAATTCTATAAGTGTGTCGAGAGCCTCCGAGCCCTTCTCTATAACACCGTATAAATTTTCTCTGGCATATTTGTAGTCTAAGTCTATGTCTTGAGTATCAGTTTTAGCAAGTTCAGAAAGAACTTCTTTGTCTCTTTCCATAATATCTTCCATCACTTCAAACTGACTTTCAACATTTAATGTTTTATCTAGCCCGTCAGCAACATTATTTTTCATTTTATCTTATAACCGTTGAGAAGTTATTCCCTGTAAAAAAGTTTTCAGTATCAAATGCAAAGCCATAAACAGAGTTAGCATTGATTAGGCTCCTGTCTACGCTTGCCGCTGAATTTGCAGTGGCAACACCAGCCGCAGTTTGCCCTGGTGTAAGTGTGATACGCTCTTGTTCAAAGTCTGTTGTGCTTACAAGTGTATTACTACTAGGAATGTGAAAGTCAACCTTAGTTCTTGTGATGACCCCTTTATTTGTCACAGGCCCATAAATATAGCCTTTGATTGTAAAATTAAAAGTATAGATAATAGCCCTACGACTTTGAAAGTCTGCTTCATATGTATCTTCAATCGTCATGCCCTGCAATACTGTAGGTACATCAACAAATATTCCTAGAGATGGCACGATCTTTACTGAGTTTGTCCACTCTGGGCGAAAGTAAGGTAGAATCTGTTCTACAACTTGTACAGCATCTTCTTGATTTGCAAACATGCCATATAGTGACATATCAATATTATATGGCGCAGGTGCAAAACCAGAACGCAAAGAATTATTACCAGACCCAACAGATGTTAAACGATTTTGTCTGTTCATCTGTCTTGTAGAATCATAATTGAATCCGGTAATTTCAAATGAAAGTCTAGGTAATACCGTTGCTACTTCTCTTGTTATATCTGGATTTTGTCTAATTCTTGCAAGAAACTTTTCTTTTGGTCCATATGCAATAGGCACACGAATAGTCTGTGTCGCCGCACCAGCATTGTTGTATCTAACTACGTCTACATCATTGAACATATTACCGAACATGACGATGTATTTACGAATAGCACTATGATAATCACTATTACCAAACATTACCAGTCACTCCCCTCACTGAATGGATTCTGTTCAGAGAAATCAAGAAATGCTCCGAGTGATCCTGATGATGTTGTTTCAGTTTGAATATATTCGTTATTTGCTGTAGTGGCAATAGAATCTATTCTGTAATCTTCTGCTACCATAGCATCGCCAGTTTCAAAAACGAGGACATTGCCCGCTTCATCTAAGATGCTAAAGTCTTGCATTACTGTTGAATGTGTTGTCTGAATACCATCAATGATACTAATACCAGTGTCAAGCTCTTCATGTGAATATTCAAACAATTCACATTTCAGATCATACATTGCAAGTTCGCCCATCTGATAGAAAACAGACTCGTCTTCTACAAATTTAATCTCAAACAGGCCGCCAGTGAGTGGTAAATAGATAAGATCGCCCTCTAGTGGTCTTGTTGCTTCATGGCCATCTTCTTGTGCAATCATATCTTTGGCAATCAATTCATCGCCAAATCTTCTCTTTGAGATAGTGAATGTGATTTCGTCACGAATCTCTACATTAAATTTTGAAAGAAAATCGCCTTCTCCCTCAAAGCCTTCAACATTTTTGATATACATTTCTAATTCATAAGCATTATCAAACTTTGATAGAACATCTTCACCAAAAAGATCATCTTCTTTTATTAGTGTTCTAGGAATATAAAAGCAGTCAAAACCATAAATCTTGATAGACTCAATAATCAAGTCTTCAAGTAGATTCTGTTGGCCATAATGACCAAAATTGTTAAAGAAGAGATTTGTTGCCATTTCTCACTATCCGATCATATCCATTACAGGCATAGAGAACTTAGAAACGATTTCTTCTTCTAGTCTCTTGATTTCTTCATCTGCTTCAGACCAGATTTGCTGACCGTTGAATGTTACACCACCGGGAAGTTGCATGCCTTCAAACTTCTTCATGTTCTCGCCCCATTGACGTTTGAAGAGTTGTGTGCAATATTGTCTTAGCCAGTAATCACCCCATACCTGTGTGTAGGTATCAGGATCAATAACACGATATGCCTCAATAATTAAATATTCATCTGCGGTTACTCTTGCTTCCCAATCCATATCAATATAAAGTCTATCCATATGTCTTGAAAAGCGTAAGGGTTGCTTACCAACAAAGAGTTCTTCCATGAGAGCAATTCGCTCCATAGATGACACATAGTTTTGAAATTGTCCGTGGGCCCAATCGTGTATTTCGTTGAGTGTGATCTGATATCTTAGATTGAACAGGTTGTTTGAATTAAGTCCTGCGCCAACAGGAAATAGATTCACGATGCCAGTAATTGTAGTTGGAATTGAAATATATTCGTTTGTAATATCTGATGCAGTGACTTGATGCTTTAGAAATGTTCTCTCTGTGCCATCAAAATGATAGTCACGATAAAACTCTAGTGCATCATCAATGCGATCCTGCATCTGATCTTCATCAATATTAATCTCAACTACTGGCGAACCTAGTCTGCGTAAGCAGTAATTTTTTAGTTCTGTGCGTGAACGTGGATTTGCCATAAAAAAAGTCCCAGAAATTGTTATCTCTGGGACTATTTATATGTTTTGGCATCTTTACTCGCCTTTGAGTATTCTAATCTCTTCTTTCAGAGCGGCGATTTCATTAGACATTGTTTTGATAGCCTCAATTGTAAGAGCGTGTAGTGAGTCATATTTTACTGTTAAGTAAGGATCTTCACCATCAGCAAGGCTTTTAACTTCTTTGACTGCTTGTGGTAGAACTTTTTCAACATCCTGTGCAATGACACCAGCAGATTTATGACCGTTTTTCTTCCAGCTAAACTCAACACCACGAAGTTGATGAATTTTTTCAACAGCATTTTCAACAACTTCAATATTTTCTTTGAGTTTTTCGTCTGAAGAAATAGCTGTT